AGTAGCAGAATACACTGGCAGACCTAGTACTGCTGAAGATTATTACGAGAACGTAAGAAGATTATTATTGTATTACAATGCTAGATTATTATACGAGAACGAACGTAAAGGTATATTTCCGTACTTCACAAACAAGCACAGTGACTATCTTCTAGCAGATCAGCCTGATATCATTAGTGATATTATAGGCAAATCAAAAGTACAGAGACGCAAGGGAATTCACATGACAACTCAGATTATAGATTATTCTGAGGGGCTTGTAAAAGAATGGCTTAATGAGGAGTATTCCCCAGGCAAAAAGAACTTGACTAGAATACTCTCAGAGCCTCTATTAGAGGAGCTAATACAGTACAATGATAAAGGAAACTTTGACCGCGTAAGAGCGCTTCAATGCGCAATGATATATAGACTACAACTCCACAACACTCACGTTAAGGAGAAGAAGGCTGAGTCTAAAAACAATAGCCTATTTTCAGTTCCGCTATACAGATCATCTGTAGAATCAAGTGGAAAGATAAGTCAATTTAATTTTAACATAGGAAAAGAGTTTGCGGACGCGTAAATTCATAATTTAATATGACACACAACAACACAGTTTTTCCTGTTCAGAAGATATCGTCTAAACAGAAAACAGAGGAATGGGGTCAAAGTTGCGTAGACTACGTAGTAGGCACTGGCAACGTATCTCCTATTGGATCTGATACGTGTTCTGCAGAAGAGATGCAGGTCTTATACGATCTATACAATAGTATATTCGATCCAAAAGATATGGAGTATGTAGTAGACCCATTCAAACAAGAAGATGGATTTCCTGCAATGCCACAAAGCGTAAATGTAATAAAACCAAGGGTTGACCTGTTGCTAGGAGAAGAAACAAAAAGACCATTTAACTTTAGAGTTATTAGAACTAGCCAGGATGCAGCATCGGATCTTCAAGACAAAATGAAGAAAATGCTTACTGACTATATAATGGCCGATATAGTCGCTGGATCAAGCCCAGAAGAAGCCGCTAAATTTCAAGAGCAGATTGCTACTGGAGAAATACTTCCACCAGAAAAGATAATGTCATTTATATCAAAAGACTATAAAGACGTAGCAGAAACATGTGCATACCACTCACTAAACTATTTAAAGGAGTATTTGAACCTTCCTCATGAGTTTTCTAAGGGATGGAAAGATGCACTAATAGCAGGCAAGGAAGTTTACTATAATGGAATATCTAATGGAGAGCCGTATTTAGAGAGGGTTAATCCAAAGTATTTTTCTCACGATTATTCACCGGATATCGAATTTATTGAAGACGGAGATTTTGCTTGCAGAAAAATGAGAATGTCAGTTCCTGAAATTCATGATAGATATTACGATAAGATTAGCGAAAAGGATTTAGATAAATTGCTTGAACTTACCAATGGAGCTACATCAACTGGATCTTCAATGAAGCAAGGAAAGTCTAACATGGATTTTAACCACTATGAATTCAAATCAGTGCTAGGAGGAAATGATAATCCATTTAGTTCTATAAATCAAGTAGATGTATATCACGCATGCTGGAAGTCGTTTAGAAAAGCTGGATTTGTTACAACGCTAGATGATGCTGGAGAAATTACCAAATTTCAAGTAACAGAGGACTATATGATTATCGGAAACGAGATAGATATAGAGTGGAAGTGGATCGCTGAAGTATGGGAAGGCTATAGAGCTGGAACAAATGTATACTTTGGAGTTCAGCCACTAGAATATCAACACGTATCTTCGTCAAACCCAAATGCACAGAAGCTTCCATATTGCGGTGTAATTTATAACAATACAAATACAAAGGCCAAATCGTTAGTATCAATAATGAAGCCGCTACAGTACATGTATATTATAGTTTGGTATCGCCTTGAGCTTGCAATGGCAAGAGACAAGGGTAAAGTTCTTAACATGGATATAACTCAGATACCAAAGTCAATGAATATAGATCCAGCTAAATGGATGCACTATCTATCTGCAATTGGAGTCAACTTTATCAATCCATATGAGTGTTTTGCTCCTGGGACTAAGGTAATGATGGGAGATTATTCGATAAAAAATATAGAAGATATTATAGTTGGAGAATATGTAATGACTCCGTCTGGAAGCAAATCAATTGTAACCAATACAACAAGCGGATTTGACGACATGTACAAAATATCTCATAGAAGTGGAGCTTCTGATCAAATAGTAAATAGCGCTCACAAGCATCACTACTATGAGAAGAACTATTTCACAGACTCATATATAGAAAAACAAAAGACTCCTTTAGAACTAATAGAAGAGTCTAAAAGCGTTAAATATAAAGACAATATAAGATATACAAAAAGAGCATCAGGATTAGACAAAGAATGGTCATCGTCAGTAAAGATAGATCCATACTTTCTTGGACTATGGCTTGGAGATGGATGTTCTGGATCTGTTTCTATAACCAACATAGATCATGAGATAATATCGTGGCTATCTGGCTATGCAGATAGTATTGGAATGCAATGCACTGTAAGTAACGAAAACAAAAAGAGCGACGTAAAACAGATAAGAATATTTTCTAGGGACAAGAGATTTAATACTCTCAAGTCCATATTGTCTGAATACGGAATATTAAACGACAAGAGAATACCAAAAGACTTTATATACACATCAACAGAAAATAGATTAAAGTTGCTTGCCGGCCTAATTGATACCGACGGGGCTTTCAGCAAAAGAGACAATGTATATTCATTCTCTCAGTCTGAGCAAAGAAAACATATTGTGTACGACGCTGCGTTCATAGCAAGATCTCTTGGTTTCAAATGCACTGTTAGAAAGTCTGGATCATATCATGAAAAATACATATGCGACTCAGATAATATATCAAAATGTCAGCCAACATATACACTAAGAATATTAAGCTGGGATAAAGAGATACCAGTAAAAATAGAAAGAAAAAAATCGCAAGCAATAGTCAAAAATGGCGATTCAGAATATTCGAACTTCAAAGTGTCTTATTTTGGCAAAGGAGAGTATCATGGAATAACAATAGATAGCAATGATAAGTTATTCTTATTGGACGATTTCTCTATTGTTCATAATTGCGGGTGGGATATACCAGGAAGGGATGGAGGAAATCAAAGTTCATTTAATCAGATATCTTCAGTAGACCTAACAATGGCTAATGTAATTAATCAGTACATTGGGCTTATGGATAAGATAGAGGATATGATATCAGAGATATCTGGAGTATCAAGACAGAGACAAGGGTCTATATCGTCCAGCGAATTAGTTGGAAATGTAGAGCGCTCTGTAGTCCAATCTGCACACATAACTGAATCGCTATTCTGGAATCATTCACAAGCAAAAAGAAATGCGCTTAGAATGCTTCTAAATACGGCAAAGGCAGCATGGAAGGATTCTGGCAAAATGAATCTTCAGTATATGACTACTGATGCATCCAGAATATTTATGCAATTATCTGATGAGTTCTTCTTTGAAGAGATGGATATATTTATATCTGATTCAACTAAGGATATGCAGAATCTTGAGGCAATAAAGACTCTATATCAACCAGCAATGCAAAATGGAGCTACACTTCTCGATGTGGCAGAGATCATGACTTTAGATAATATATCGTCAATAAAAGATAAGTTGTCTAATATAGAAAAACTTAGATCTGAACAGGAGCAAGCATCTGCTGATGCAGAAAATCAAAGACAAGGCCAACTTATTGAGCTTCAAAACCAATCAAAGGCCCAGGAAATTGAGATCAGAAACAGAGAGCTTGAGCTTGAAAAGTATAAGATTGATACTGACGCCTCAACTAAGATTAGAGTGGCCGAGATGAATGCATACAAGATGAATGCCGATCAAGACTCTGATGGAGATGGCATGCCAGATATTATGGAGATAGCTAGCGTATCAATTAAAGAAAGAGAGCTTGACGCGAAAAATGCAGATAGAGAGCTTGCATCAATGCAGAAGCAAAGAGATGCTGAAGCTAAGATGACAACTGAGCGCAAGAAGATTGATTCGCAAAGAAAGTCAGAAGAAACTAAAGCTAAACTGGAAAGAGACAAGCTAGCTCTTGAAGACAAGAAGCTAAAAGCAATGAAAGAGCTTCAGTCCATGAAGGATAAAGCAGCAATGGCTAGAGAGCAATTAAAAGCAAAGACGGCATTACGAAACAAATCTGCAGGAGAAAAATAATATGAGTAATTTCTTAGAATTAAAGAATGGAGATGCAATTAATCTGGATTTATTGAAAAGAGTAATCCTACCTCCAGAGAAAATAGGTGCAGGATCTTGCATAAGGGTATCATATATAGACACTATTTCAGAGTCAATACTTTTTGATAGTAGAGTAGAGGCTGCTACTGCGTATAGACGAATTTTAAACAGTAATAAAAAATAATCATTTTAAGGCTGTTTAAGGCATTATTTATTGACTAGTGGATAAGATATACCATTTGAATATAAAAGTGTCTTAAATGGCCTGTAAATAGCCAAATACAATGGAAAACAATAATGACATACTTGGTGGATTCAGTGCTATGCTAAATAGCCTTACGCCAAATGCAGGATTTAGTAATGACGGAAATGCAGTTGACCCCGTTGAAGGTCCTGATGGATTCGCAGATATAGATGAGATCGATGAATCAAAATTAGATAATCATAATGACGAGCTTATGCCTGAGTTCGCTGACAATGACGACGACGATAAGTCCAACGAAAACGACAATGCAGTAGACGTTGATCCTTCTGATTCTAGCACAAATACAGATGAATCATCTGAGATAGTAGCTACATTTTTTGATGCGATAGCAGAAAGCGCTGGATGGGATGATATATCTGACGAAGAAAAACCAAAAGACGTAGAATCTTTGATTGAATATATTAAAGATGTAGTAGATAAGAGCAGTGCTCCTTCTTACGCAAACGAAGAGATAGAAAGACTCGATCAGTTCGTAAAAAACGGTGGCAGTATTGCAGACTACTTTGACGCAATACCTAATGATTATAATGACATTTCTATCGAAACAAAAGAAGATCAAAAATCTGTTCTTGCTGAGTTTTTAGCAGAAAAAGGATTTAGCGAAGCACAAATACAAAGAAAGCTCGATAAATACGAAGACGCTGATATTCTTGAAGATGAAGCTGCTGACGCACTTGAATCCTTAAAAGAAATAAGAAAAAATAATGCAGAAGCGCTATTAGAAGGTCAAAAAATTAAACACAAAGAGGCCGAAGTAGAGCAACAAAAATTTTACTCAAGCGTTGTCTCAGAAATAGAAGCGCTTAAAGAAATTCGAGACGTGAAAGTTCCAGAAAGAGATAAAAAAGATTTAGTTGACTATATCTTTAAGATTGAATCTGATGGTCGCACTCGATATCAAAAAGATTATATGAGTTCATTCAAGAACT